TGAACAATTATTAGCTAAAATAGGCCAGCAAGTTGTTAAAGGTTACGATATAGATGACGATAGTAGGAAAGAGTGGACTAATATTGTTGACCAAGCAATGGATATTGCTAAACAAGTCATGAAAAAGAAAAGTTTCCCTTGGGAAAACGCCTCAAATATTAAGTACCCCTTGATTGCACAAGCCAGTATTGACTATGCGTCAAGAACTCTTCCCGAAATCATACAGAATGACAAGATAGTTAAAGCAGTTGTTATTGGTAAAGACCTTGATGGTGCAAAATATGCACGGGCTGATAGAGTATCCAAGTTCATGTCTTACCAATTGATGGAACAAAGCAGCGATTGGGAAGAAGGAACCGACGCTTTACTACATATTTTACCTATATTAGGAACTGTATTTAAGAAAACTTACTACGATGAAACTGAAAAGCGCAACTGCAGTGAGTTGTGCCTTCCAGAAAAGATCGTGGTTAACTATAAAACATCCAGTATAGAGTCTGCTAGACGAGTAACTCACTGTATATCCTTAAAGGACAACGACATAGTTGAGCGTCAAAGACGAGGATTGTTCTGTGAATGCGACTTAGTTGAGCTAACAGGCACTGACCCTGACGATGAGGATGCATCTATTGAGTTCTTGGAACAACATTGTTTCTTAGACTTAGATGAAGATGGCTACAAAGAGCCATATATTGTTACAGTACATAAAGAATCAGGCAAAGTATTAAGGATTGTCAACCGATTTAAGAAGATAGAAAAGAATGCAGACGGTAAAGTGTTAAGCATTAGTGCCGAACATTACTTTACTGACTACCATTTTATAAAAAGTCCAGATGGTGGCTTCTATAGCATGGGGTTTGGTAGCTTATTACTACCTATTAACAAGGCAATTAACAGCCTTATTAACCAGTTGATTGACTCTGGTACCCTTAATAACATGCAAGGAGGCTTAATAGGTCGAGGACTTAGGTTAAAGAATGGTCAAATCCAGTTCCAAATGGGTAAATGGCAGGTTCTAGATGCTGCTAATGGTGATGATATACGTAAAAGCGTGTTCCCTTGGCCAACTAAGGAGCCATCTGGTACACTTTTCAGTCTTTTAAGCTTATTGATGCAGGTAGGTAGAGATTTATCTAGTACTACTGATGTTTTAAGTGGCAAACAACCCGCTCAAAACGTTGCTAGCTCAACGATCTCCCAATTGGTAGAGCAAGGTACTAAGGTATTTGTAGCTATCAATAAACGCGTCTATAGGAGCCTTAAAAAGGAGTATAGAAAACTATATAGATTAAACGCTAGGTATCTTTCTCAAAGTGATTACGAGAATGTGCTTGACGATGACGCTGCAGATGTCAAAAAAGACTTTGATATGAGCGGTATGGATATCATGCCAGTGGCTGATCCTGCTGTTTCTACCGAATCTCAGCGAATGTATCGAGCAGGCGCTCTTCAACAGTTAAGAACTGCTGACCCAAGGGAAGTAGATAAGATGTTCCTTGAGGCTATGCAACTTGATGTTGAAACCATTGAGAGATTACTACCTAAGCAAGACCCGAATGCAGCCCCTCCTCCTGAAGTTCAGAAATTAATTGCTGAAACTCAAAGGCTGCAAGCTGAGGTTGCTAAGATATCGGCAGAAGCTACATTGGCTGCTGAGCAAAACATGATGGAAAAACTCAAGCTCCAGCAATTTGTCAAAGAGTCTGACTCAAGAATCGAAGAAGCTGTTGCCAGAGTGTGGAAAATGCAGCAAGACGCTGTACACAACATGCAGAAAACTCAGATAGTATCTGCTAAGATGCAGTCTGAACAAGAGTTAAAAGGAGTGGCGTTAGCCCATAGGGTAGATAACGACCAAGCTTCTAACTTAATAAAAGCCCAGCAAGTATTAGCTGCCAACACGTTAAATGACGTCAAGGCGCAGTCTAAAACCAACGATGGGAGTGCCGAATAATGATGCTAGAGATTGCTCAACATGATTTTGTCGTGTGGAAAAAAGACCCTGTAACATTATCGGTATTTAAGTATCTACAGAGTGTAGCTGACTACACCTTAGAAATGATGACCGGACAGGATTTGATTTCAAGTCCTAATGGTCATCTTAAGTTAAATGAGATGCGAGGGTATGTTAACGCATTAGAAGAAATAATTAACATGCAGAGTATAACCATAGAGGAAACAAGTGATGAGATTAGTCAAAGCTCCGGGGTATAGAGTTCTAGTAAGATTAAAACCTGTAGAAAAAAAGAAAGAAACAGTTTCTAAGGGCGGATTAATACTGGAAATCAAATCAGATAAACAATTGGAACGCGAACAAGCAGCCATGACGGAAGCCTATGTCATAGATATTGGGCCATCTGCATTCAAGGCGTTTGACGACGGTGCTCCTTGGTGTAAAGTTGGTGATTGTGTTTTAATCTCCAGATATAGCGGTACATTTATTGACGGAATTGAAGACGGTCATGTGTATCGAATGATTAACGACCAAGATATTCAAGCTGTTTACCCAGAGGACGCAATATCATGATTGATGAAGTATTTGATGAAAGACAACTAGCTGCCGACATAGATAAAATAAAAGAAGGAACTCAAAGTTCTTCATCTATGGAGGATTTGGCATCACAATATGGTTGGAACAAAGAAGGCGAAAAAACCGCCGAAGAATTCATAAAAGTTGCTATGGACAAGTTCCCTAAGCAAAGCAAAAAGATAGACCAGCTATTTCGAACTGTGGAAGAAATGAAAGTCCACATGAGTAAGGCTGAGAAGGCTGCCTATGAACGAGCTAAGGCCGACATAGAAGCCCAAAGAAGACAAGCAATTCAACAAGGTGATGTTGACTTAGTGGAAGAATTAGACAAGGCTAAAGCCGACCTAATTCCTGCGATGGAAGTTCCAGAAGTTCATCCAGCTATTGCTGACTTTGAAGAAAGAAACAAGGAGTGGTTAGAAGGTACCTCTTATGAAGCAATGAAAATGCAAAAATGGGTACAAGAACACGGTGCAATACTTGGTAAAAAACGATTACCTGTCGAAGAACACATGGCAATTCTTGAAGATCACTTAAAGAAAGAATTTCCTAAGTTTTTTGCTGAAACTGTTGAGGATGACGATATAGTATCCCCTGTGGCTCCTGCTAGAGACACCTCTGACGCAAAACCTGCAGGTAAAGGTAAGAAGTTTGGGTTTAACGACCTGACACCAGCACAGAAACAAATAGCTAGAGACTTTGAGGCTGTAGGTTTCATGAAAATAGATGATTATATAAAAAGCCTTGTTAGCCACGGAGAATTAAAATAATGAGTACTGTCAAAAGAGACAATGTAGAGACCTCACGCGCTGTTGCTAGACCTCAGCGTGTACCGTTACACAAACAAAATGTATTCGCTGCAGAATCCAAAGCTGGATTTAAACGCATGTGGGTAAATGAGCAACCGGGTAGGATAGCTGCCTTTGAGTTAGCAGGATGGACAATAGTGTCTGAAGCAGGAATGAAAACCCATGATGGTTTGTCGCAAGTAGAAAGCCAACTAGATAGCGTAGTTAGACGAGTAGTCAATCAAGATCCTAACGCTGCATGTAAGACTGCAGTATTGATGGAAATCCCTCTTGAGTTATATGAGGAAGACCATCATGCAGCACAAGCAGAAATAGATGAAAAAGAAAGGACGTTCGACAAATTAGGCGAACTGAAAAAATTAGGTGCATACGGAAGTATGACCACTTCATATTCATAAAAGAGAAAAAACTAAATGGCAAACTTAAATGCTCCATGTGGGTTCACCCCCATTAATCTGCACCCTGATCGTGTGCATCGTTACTACAAGGACGCTACTGCTGGAATTATAGCTGTTGGTGACCCTGTTATTCGCGCAGCTAACTCTTCTAGCCCAGACGGCTATCCGGAAATTGTTCGTGCCACTACTGGTGCAGCAATTACCGGTGTTGTCGTAGGTGTTGAACCAGTTGTAACTAACCTTTACCAATCTGGCTACTTGGCTGCTGCTGATGTTGGCTATGTATTGGTTGCTGACCATCCACAACAAGAATTTGTTGTTCAAGATAATGGTGGTGCTACTGGTATAGTAGTTGCTGACATTGGAGAACATATTGATTCTATCGCTGCAGTGGACGCTAGTACAGTTCTAGGTCGCTCTTTGTATGCGATTGATACTGAAGCTCAAGCTGCAGACAATACTTGGCGCATAGAACGTCTGTATGACACTCCAGACAATGAAGTAGGCGCTTATGCCCGATGGGTTGTTAAAGCAAACCTTCATACTGAGGTTAACGCTTCTGCTTCTACCCTGACACAAGTCTAAGAGGAATAAAATAAATGGCTTTAGTAAATGCTGGTGCGATATCTGCTGCCCTTATGCCGGGCGTTCGTACCTTTTTCGGCAATATGTACAACCGGTTCCCAGAAGAATATTCTAAGATTTTCGAAGTAAAAAAATCAATGAAAAACTTCGAGATTGACGTTAATATCCATGGCTTCGGTATGGGTGCCGTTATTCCTGAAGGTGCTGGGGTAACTTACGATTCAATGAGTCAAGGACCTGCTAAACGCTACGTCCATACTGAAATTGGTCGAGGTTTCATCATTACTCGTAACGCCATGGAAGACAATCTGTACATGGAAGTTGCACGGTCAATGTCTGAAATGCTTGGTCAAGGTATGAAACAAGCAAAAGAAACCATTGGTGCTAACATTCTGAACCGCGCTAACAACTCTTCTTACACTGGTTTTGACGGCGTTGAATTGTCTTCTGCAGTTCACAAGTTAACCAAAGGCGGAACTTTCTCTAACGAATTGGCTACTGCGTCTGACTTGAGTGAAGCAGCTCTTGAGCAAGCACTGATAGATATTGGTGGTTTTGTTGATGATGCTGGCCTTAAGATGCAAGCCCAAGGTATGAAATTGATTATACCTCGTCAGTTAGAATTTGAAGCTCAACGTATCCTTAAGTCTGTTCTTAAGAATGATACTGCTGAAAATGCTATCAACGTTCTTAAAGAAGGTCGTTACCTTCCAGAAGGCTTTGTAGTTAACCACTTCTTGACTAGCTCTACAAAATGGTTTGTTAAGACTAACGTGCCTAATGGCTTGGTTCACTTTGAACGTCGCGCATTGGAAATCAAGAACGACACTGATTTTGACAGTGAAAACATGAAGTTCAAAATGACTGAAAGATATTCTTTCGGTTGGACTGATCCTCGTGGTATTTTCTGTAACGGTGAGTAATCGAACTATTAAAATTGGGCATCTAAGTGGTGCCCACCCTACTAGGGTTAATTAGGAGAATAAAATATGGGAAGAATGTCAACATTCCCCAATGGTTTTACCGATGGTATTCTTATGAGGAATTTACCAAAACACGAACGTGTATCTGGTAAAGTCTACTGGGTTGGTAACAGCCAAGGCACCATGCTTCAGGGTGAAAAAACTGCTGCAGATTCTGACTTGAATGGTCAAGGAGGATCTTTCTTAAAACCGTTTGCAACTATTGCGTATGCTATAAGTCAATGTGCTGCTGGTCGAGGCGATTACATCATAGTGCGAGAAGGCCATACAGCCACTATAAGCGCTGCTGGTGGTATTGACATGAGTAAGGCAGGGGTAACTCTGATTGGTCAAGGAAGGGGCTCTAGCCGGCCTACAATCAACTTTACAGCAACTGCTAGTACATTCCTAATGAGTGCTGCTAACTGTGCTATCCACAACATCCTGTTTACAGGTGGTGTTGACGCTGTAGCATCTATGATTGTTGTATCGGCTGCTGATTGCGTGATTGATTCTTGCGAGCTACGAGATGTTACTGGTCAGATGACTGTAGGTATCTTAACCACTGCTGGTGCAAATAGGTTAAAGATTCTTGATCATGTTCATAAGGGTGACACGGCTGCTGGAACTCAATCTGGTATCCGACTAGTTGGTGGAGATGAAATAGAAATTACTATCCAAATTATGGACGGTAACTTCTCAGTTGGTGGAATTAACGTAGCAACTACTGCAACCACTAACTTGTATGTTCACGATGTTGGTCGTTTTTTCACTCGTAACTCTGCCGATATATTCTTAATTGATACTGTCACAGGCTCAACGGGTCAAATTGGTCCAAACATCAACTTGCGATTGACTGATAATGCTGCAAACATTACAGAAGCAATAACCGGTGCCACTTTTGTGGTGATGGATCCTGTCTATGTTGTTAACCTCGCCGGTGAAAAGGGCACTTTAATAAACTGGGTTGCGAGTACAGACGCCTAGTTCTGATGTTATGTGATACACGAACTGTGAAAAACTTCATGGTTCGTGTATTCGCTATTCGCGAATCGCGAATAGAAATTATTAAGTTCCCGATTTATTGTCTAAAAGTTAGACACAAACGTAACAACTGGGTGCCTGATGGCACCCACCTTATTCTGGATAATACATGAGAACAGTTACTTTAGATTTAGCACCAGTGGCAGCCAGTTCTACAGGGTTAGCCTCTAACGTCAGCTCTGCTGGCACATCTGTGGCGCTTACTGGAGCTTTGACATCTGGTGGCGTTTTCACATCATCTGACGGCATGGGTCGAATCATATCGATTACAGACTCTAGCACTAACACTCAGTCAGACGTAACGTTTACTATTATTGGTACTGATACCAATGGTGACGCTATAACCAATACTATTACAGGCCCTGCATCGGGTGCTACTGTAGTAAGTACCAAAGCATTTTTAACCGTAACATCAATTACCATATCGGCAGCTCAAGGAGGCTCAGAAGCTGTTAACGTGGGTATTGTTGGCACTACTTTATCGGCAATCTCTAAGATTGTACCACTTAACTTCTATAATGAAGTTGCTCCTGAAGTGTCTGTTGATGTAACAGGAACTATAAACTTTACTGTGCAACAAACGTTTGACAGTATATTAACCGTAAAGGATTCCTCTGGTAACATATCTTGGGAAGACATTACAGCCTTAACCAGCAAGACTGCTGACACTTTGGCACAAACATCTATTGGTGCAAAAGCCATTAGAGTTAAAATAAACTCGTATTCAAGCTCGGCCACTGCTCAAGTTGCTATTATATCGTCTCAGAACGATTTGCTTGACCCTATTAATAATATTGGAACTGCCGTTACTGTTGCAGCTGGCGACAAAGTAGTTATACAAGATGTATCAGATGGTGACAGACTTAAAACTGTAACTGCTCAATCTATTGCTGATTTAGGTGGTGGAGGAGGCGGAGGAGTATCCGATGGAGATAAAGGCGACATAGTAGTATCAGGAACTGGCACTGTATGGACAGTAGATCCAGTTACTGGAACTGGTGACTTTGTTAGAGCAACTAGTCCCACTCTGGTCACACCTGCGTTAGGTACTATAGCTTCTGGTAACTTAAGTGCAGGTACTGGTAGCCTAGTAAATCTCACCACTGTCACTACGACGGCAGACGTAACGTTTAACGGCGTTAAAGTTGGTAAAGGTGCATCTTCTGTAGCCTCTAACGTGTCCATAGGGGTAACGTCTATGGCGTCCGTGACATCTGGTTCTAACTTGATTGGGATTGGAACAAACACGTTTAATGCTGCATCTACCTTCTCGGACTCCGTAGCCATAGGTACGGATGCATTTAAGCTTGCCTCTACTGGAACAGGTGAGGGAGTTGCTATAGGTAAATCTGCGTTAGCTTCTAACACTTCATCTAATAGAAACACAGCAGTTGGATACAACTCGCTAATATTAAACACTGGTGGAAGAAACACATGTGTTGGGTCATATTCAGGAAGCGGTACTACTACGGCGACAGGCAGCGTTGCAATCGGTAACTTTTCAGGAGCTGGCACTACTATGGGGGCTAACGTAGCATTAGGGGAGCTAGCATTCGGTAACGGGACTACCGGAAGTAACAACGTTTGCATAGGGGTAAATACTGGCACAGTAACTGCTTTGGCTACTGGTGAAACAGCGCTGTCTACTGGCTCGCACAACACTATAGTAGGAGCAAACGCCTCTGTCACAGCAACTGATACAATAGGCACTATAGCGCTAGGATCTGGAGCAGTAGCTAAAAAAGCAACTGGTGCTACTTCTGCAGATGATGGGCCGGGAATTGCTATAGGGTCTGTAGAGCGTCCAGTGGGCTTTAGAGGAGATGCTACTATATATCCTTCTGCTGGTGCAAGCGCTGGTTATATGCTGCTTAAAATCAATGGTACAGAGTATAAAATTAACCTATTTGCAGTATCTTAAGAGGAAAAACAAAATGGATCATTATATTGGGTCTATAGACCAAAAGTTTGACGCTATGGTCGACAGTGTGAACATGATTGAAGACTTGGTGGCAGCTGGAGTTAAATCCATGCAGGTATTCGAGTATCTGGATAGAAACTATCGTCATTTAGAGTTTATGCTAGATAGAGACGAAATTATACTAGATGGAAGGGACTTAACTCCTTTTGAGGATGCTATCGCTTTAGGTAGGGCCTTTACTGGATTTGCCAGAGACTAATTAGTGAGGTATCTTCATGGCTCTAAAGTTTAAAAGCCATCCCGGTAGCGGATACATAAAGGTTACATGTGACGTATGTGGAGGCAAGTTCTACCGAAAGGATACAGTTTTGGTTAGAGATAAGTATAACTATCAGCATGGACTGGTAGTTTGCTTGAAAGATCTCGACCAAACCAATGAACAAAACCTCCCCAATCGCATAAGAGAAACCCAAGTTCCGGGTGCTGAAATGATTAGAGCTGAACGACCTGATAGTTTTGTGCTGTCAGGTCTTGATGACACTCTCCCCTCAGTTCCCAGATTGTTAACTGCAGGCCTTGGCGTTTTAGAAGATGTAGTAACTTTAGCGTGGCAAGCACCTGAGATAATAGGTAGTTCTGGCATCACAGGATATACCATAAAGCGTGATGGAAACGTTATTGCTACTAATACTGGTAATGGGGCTACAACCTACGAGGATTCCACAGCAGTTGCAACAAGTTCTTATACCTACTCAGTGGCAGCGGTCAACTCCTTTGGCACTGGCGCGTACACATCAACAATAACTTATTAGGCCATAACGATGACCACATCATTTACACAAACTAGAAACGAGCTGATCTTCGATGCCTTCCAAATAGTTGGAGTATATGGTATTGGTAGAACTATGAGTGACGAAGACGTAACTTTTGCGTCAAACATGCTCAACAAGATGGTTAAGGCTTGGGGAACTAAGGGGTTGCACCTTTGGGCAAAAGAAGAAGCCGTGCTGTTTATTTCACCAAACACACCCTCGTATCTTCTAGGAAGCACCGCAAAGGCCACCAAACTGTCAGACTTAGTTGAGACTCAACTTAATGGCGACCATGTAGCTGCAGATACTACTCTGGTAGTAGATAGCACAACTGGAATGGCGAACTCTGATGTAATTGGGGTAGTTTTAGCTGATAAGTCTATTCATTGGACTACTATATCGTCAGTCACCTCCTCAACAGGCATTACAATCGCTTCAGGACTCTCTGGAGACGCTTCTGATGATGGACTAGTATATACCTACACGTCTGCTCTAGAACGTCCTCTACGGGTCTTAGATGCACGTAAACGAACTGGCATTGGCGACAGCATAGTTGACTTAGTATTGACCGAAACGTCATATCAAGATTACCAGATGTATAACGTTAAGAATGAGTCTGGGTTTCCCTCTCAGTTTCATTATAACCCCGGTAAGTCATATGGTACTATGTACCTATGGCCTTGCCCTTCTGATGGGTCAGAACGCATTGTATTCACTTATGAGCGCATTCTAGAAGACCTTAATGAGGCATCCGATACGTTTGACTTCCCGTCTGAGTGGTTGGAAGCTCTTACGTGGCAGCTTGCTGTTAGACTATGCAGGGCATTTGGTAAAGCATCAGCATTAAACGATATATTACCATTGGCTTCTCAGATGCTTAAAGACCTCCTTGATTGGGACGCTGAAGTAGGCGACATAGAGTTTATGCCCGAATTAAGGGATTATTAACAAATAAGTATTGACAGATTGCTAAATGTAGGGTATAATACCACCATTGGTCTGTCAATCTATACTATATGGTATACCACAGAGGCCCGAACATGCAGTTACCAATTACAGGACCAGCTTATAAACATCCAGCCATTGAGGTAAATAACCAAAGGTGCTTAAATTTGTTCCCCATGTCTCCCGGACCAGAGGGACGAGGTAAAGGACCTCTAGTACATACTTCAGGGTTAGAACTGCTAACAAACTTAGGGTCTGGTGCCATTAGGTCTATCAAGACCGTGGGGTTATACACATATGTCGTTAGTGGCAACACAGTATACAGATTAGACATAAATGAGTCAGCTCGTACTGCCACGTCATCCACATTGGGAACTCTAACGACCACTACAGGACCTGTTTCTGTAGCGTCAAATCCTACTCAAATCATTTGGGTAGATGGAACCGACCAAGGATATCTTTATAATATAGACACTTTGGCGTATGGTGTTATATCAGATTCTGACTTCCCTGTTGCTGATCAGGTCATATTTATTGATGGATACTTCATGGTTAATGACCATGGAACTGGACAATTTTACACTAGCGCTTTAAACGATGGAACTTCTTGGGACCCGCTGGACGTAGCTACTGCTGAAAGTGGCACGGACGATGTAGTAGGTCTTGGTGTATCTAAGGGTGAAGCATGGATATTTGGAGAAGCAACTACCGAGATATGGTACAATGCTGCAAATCCAACTGGGTCACCTTTCTCACCTCGAGATGGACTTGAGATGCAGATTGGTTGTGGAGCACCAGCATCCATTGTGCTACTTAATGATTTGCTTATTTGGTTAGACAATAGAGGATTCATAGTTCAATCTGAAGTTTCACCTTTTATTAGGTCAAACAACTCAGGCTATGACATCAAGATTGTATCCGATGAAGCCATTACCGCCGAGATTTTATCATATGGGACACGCTCTGATGCTGTTGCCATGGGATATAATGATCGTGGTCACTTGATGTATCAGATATCGTTCCCCACGGAGCAAAAAACTTGGGTGTTTGATTACACCACCAAGTCTTGGCATGAACGTGCCTACTATAGCACTGGTGTGGGTGAGTTGCAGCATCACTTATGTCAATATTATGCACAATCAGGCAATCTTCACCTAATGGGTGGAGACAGAGACGGCAAGGTATACATATCAGACTCTACTATATATACAGACAATGGCGACCCAATAAGAAGAATAAGAACCACAAGTCCTATAGTAGATACCAATGATTACAAGGACATATCCATAGATTGCTTAGAAATTAAGTTTGGTCTTGGAGACTCTGACGTTGAAGACCCTCAAGTCACTATGAGGTACTCATTTAATGGAGGGCACTCATGGTCAAATCATCTGCCAAGAACAATAGCAGCTGTAGGAGATTACAACAAAAGGGTCACTTGGAACAGGTTAGGAACATCCACTGAGTGGGTCTTTGAAGTCTCTATAGTAGAGAATATGCCTGTAGCTATAGTAGATGCAACAATAATGCAAACCGCTGAGTAAAGATATGACTAGATTCTTAGGAACGCCAAAAGTACAATTTTTTTACCCTAACAAGCAAGAACCATTAGTTGGAGGTAAGGTATATACCTACTTGGCGGGCACTATGACTCCAGTAGCGACATATCCAACTATTGCTGATGCCGATGCGTCCACTAATGCTAATGCCAATCCTGTAATACTTGATAGTAGGGGTGAAGCCAACATTGTTTTAGCATCTGCCACCAAGATAATACTTAAGGATGCTGACAATAATACTATTTGGACAGAGGATAACTTAAATTCTGGCGCTATTGGTAATGATGTTTTATCGTTTGTTATATCGTCAGCTGGTGTCA